GTCAGCATACTGTAAGAGCTGTGTTGGAACGATTGGCATGTAAGGAGCATAAACAGCTGCAGAAGACATAAAGTCATCGCCGTTAACACCGATTACGAAATCGCCCTTAGCCATTGCTGGGGATACATAAACCTTAAGAGCATTGAGTGTACCACAGAAGTATGGACCATTAACTTGACCTGCTGGAGTAGCCTTGAATCCTTCAACGAATGCGAGGATTGGGAGGATGTTGGAAGCAATAATCATGTAGTTAGGAGCAAATCTTTGAGTTGCATCATAAATCTTCTGACGACCAATTTCAACCATTTCACTGAAACCAGTGTAGTGGTCTCTCTTGTTAACGCCGATAGGAAGTGTCTTACTCCAAACGAGTTCAGCATCTTCTTTAGCGTTATCAGCTAAGAGTTTAACAACTTCTGTATCGATTTCATATTGGAGTTGTCCAACAGCTTTTTCAGCTAATTGGTCACCAAGGTCGAAACCATAGTCTGTCTTAGCCTGGAATGCAGCAATCTGTGAATAGTAGATAGCAATTCTTCTTGCCTTTGCGAGAAGAGGAATGTTTGCCATTTCTGCATTGAGGATTGGGAGGTCATTCTGTGGAATAACAACGTTGTCATATCTATAAGCAACTTTATCTCCAGCTGCAAGACCAGCAACAGTCTTTCCATCAGCTTCAAGGTTCTTATAAGAAACTACGCCAGCAGCTGAAACAACTTTAACGTCGAACTTTGTACCAGCATCGTCAACGAATGATTCTTTAACTACAGGAGTCCATGCGAGAACTACACTACCAGCAGTTGCAACTGTTTCAACAACAGCTTCGCCTGTGAAGTTAACATCAGGATTTCTGAGTGCGAATGGGTCATTCCATACATCACCTTTCTTTGTTTCGCCCTTGTTTGTACCAGATGTGTAACGAACATAAGCGATGTTACCAGACATTGAAGTCATAGCGTGAGTGATTACGAGGTCTGGAGCGATTAAGTTAGGAAGTGCTACTGTAACGAGGTTGAGACAGAATTTCTTGTAGAGACCCATGTCTGCTCTTTGTGTACCAACGGAATTATCAAATGCTTCGTTGAGGAATGCATTTGTGTTCTTTAAGCACTGTGCAATAACGATTTTCTTGTTGTTGTCAAGTGTTTCACCTTCGTGAGCTTTGCCATAAACTTTTTCAGAAACATTAAGTCTCTTTGAATAAGCTTCTAAAAGATTCATTTTTATTTTCCTTCTAAATTATTTTCTACCTGCTAGATACAATAAATCTTCATCAATTTCATCATCAAATCCACTAACAGGTAAAATGGACTCGTTCTTTGATGAAGTTCCCTTAATCTTAACATTCTCATTAATTGATTTCTTTGCTAAAGCGTTAAAAGGAAGTCTGCTCATATTTAAATTATAGGATTGTAAATCTTCACAAACTTTATCAATATCTTCGAATGAGTATGACTCAGGGAGTCGATTTTTAACTTCGTTTACTGAAGAACCTAATCTTACAGCTTGAAGCTCTATATATTTATCTACCGCTGTTGCAGTAGCTTTCTTATACTTTTCAACGAGCTTCTTTGCTTTTTCAAGCTTTTGTGCAGATTCTGTTTTCTGTAAATTTTTGTCTTTCTGAAGTTGAGCAATACTTTCGTTTAATGAAGTTTTCTCAAGATTGAACTGTTCTTTGAGTTTCTTATTAACTTTTAAAGCCTTCTTGTACTGTTCCTGAGATTCTGCTAATGCATCTTTCGATGTCTTTGCGTCTTCTTGTGCAGCACTTAAAGATTCTTTAAGAGTTGCAATAGACTCATTCAGTTTAGAAACTTCAGAAGACTTGTTTGAAATGTTCTCTCTTAAAGCTTGCGCTTTTTGAGAACTATCATTAATTCTCTCATTTGCTTCAGTTAATTGTTTCTTTAAATTAACTTCAACTTCACTTGATTCGTCAATTCTTTGTTCAAGTTTTGAAACCTTTACTTGTAAAGCTTTTGCCTCTCTAGCACTTTCAGCTAATGTCTTGACAGTGTTTTTATACTTCTCTGCCTCTTCTTCAATCTTTGCTTCTTTAGCATAGCTAACTGATAACTTTTCCTGAAGCTCAATTACCTGCTGTTCTAGGCTTGCATTAACTTTTAACAATTCTTGAAGTTGTTCTACAATGGCTTCGTTATTTTCGACTGCCACGCTCTCTTCAAGCGCTTCTTCCTGATTATTTATATCAAGACTTTCGTCTTTAATATCATCATTAACTTCTAATTCTGCTTCTTCACGATTTGTGATTGTGTTTCCGTTTTGTCTTTGTGTGGCTCCATCGGAATATCTACTATCACCGCCATGAGTGCGTTTGAAGTTTTTAATATTTTTAATAAGTTCTGCTTGATTATTACCAGTGATTAAAATTTTATCACCTGTTTTATTGTCGATTAATTCTTGTTGGAATTGCATTGCTTCTTCTAACTCTTCATCAACATTTTCTTCACCAGCAACATCCATAGCTGCCATTTTAATTGAATTCTTTTCATCTTCAGAAAGAACTTCTTCTGTCATTTCTAATTCTGCATCATCTTCAATTTCTTCAACAGCTTCTTCTGTGAGGTTGATATGTAAGTTATTTAATGTTTCTTCCATAACTTTTCTATCAGCATCATTTGCGTTGTCAAGTGACTCTTGTAATTTTTCACGCAGTGTTTTATTATATCTTGATTTGTCTAATGACTCTGAAACATATTGCATTCTTGCTTCTTTAACAGCAGGAATTAATACTGCATCCCAACATTCACATGAATATGTATCTGGGTCAACTGCTTCATTCCCTTCATAGTCAGTGATTAAATCACCTTCTCCTCTTGAGGAAATACCAATATTGCAGCCATAATCACAAAGTGATTTTAAAATTCTACCATTAGGTGTGTCAAGAATATCGAATACTGCCATAAGCTTACCATCACTTCTCTTAGTTGGTTGCTCAGCTAAGCAAATAGCAATCTTCTCCATATCTGTTTCAGTTCTATCAGCTGGATGACCTAATTCACCAAAGCAACAATGGTTGGCAATTTTCTCCTTCATTATAGGGTCATTGAAAACATTCTCCCATAACTTAGAAGAATATTTTCTACCGTTTCTAGTCGGATGAATAAAATCTGCGGCTACGCCAACAAGTCTGCCTAATATGCCACGTTGTTTTTGTTCTTCAGGACTTAACTTCTGATATTCAAATTCTTCGTTTGCTTTAGATTCTTTTAACATGTGTGTCTATTCCTTAATAGTCGTAACTACTATCAATTCTCTTTTTTCTGTTTAATTTTCTTTCTCTCTTTTGTGCGGCTTCTGATTTTAATCTTCTCTTAAGTGAAGGAGCAATATAATATTCTCTCTTTCTGTACTCATCAAGTACACCCTCATTCATAACCGCCTTCTTAAATCTCTTTAATAAAGCTTCAATATCTTCGTTTTCTTTTCTTACAACTTTTGCCATTAAAAATCACCTTCTTTTCTATAATATGGCATGTTATCTCGCTTACTTAATTTAGCAGTAGTATTTTTGCATTTTGCACGTATTTTGATATCAAAATCCTGGATTTCCCAGAAAAACCACTATTTTTCCTGGGAAAAGTACTCACAAACCTTGATATCTGCCTTGATAATTCGCATTAATTTAAGGCAATTGGTAATATCGTATGTTGTAAAGTAGTTTTTTAGTACGGCTGCTATTTCATCTGCTCTGGAGTGCCTCAAGAACATAGCCTTGTCATCCACTCCTTTAGAGAATATTAATATCTGCGTTAATAAGGCAGATAATGTGGTTAATACCTCTGTTGAGTCATTTATCTCCTTAACGATATTGATATATAATTTTGACTTTTTATCGTTATAGGATTTGCGTATTTTTGTATAAAATTTAGTTAAATCTAACTCACGCTTATCATTGATAAACTTGATTAGTTCTACTGATGGAGTGTCCATAGACAACAATTCCTTTATTTTGTCAGCAGAACCAATCTCTGTTAGAAGTAACATACAATCTTGTTTAGTTATCATCTAAATATCCTCCCTGTATGTACAGGCTAAAATCGTTTATCTTTTATACGTTTTCTGTGAAATCCATACCTAAGTCTGATGGACTTGGAAGGTCTCCACTATTATCGCTGGAGTCTGATGATGGCTCATCACTGAAATCACCACCTAAATCTATATCTCCACCGCCACTAAAATCGGCGCTTCCACCAACAGTCCCTGTCATTCCACCTGTATCTTCAGGCTCTACAACATCTCCGTTTTCATCGAATATTACACCTTGGTCTTTAAGGTCTTCATATTTATCGATTTCTTCTTGGAGAATATCACTTACTGTTGGGTCTGATACTGCATCATCAAGAAGTGCTCTTAATATTCTTAATCTCTGTTCAATATCTTTAACATCCGATGCTACTAATTGCATAATATCATTTGTTAATTGAACTTTAGCTGAGATTGCGTCTTGTCTATCAATTTCTTCTCTTGTTGTAGGTGGGACCATATGTAATTGGAATTTGTTAACATATGATGTTAGACCTTTATCAATAAGCATTAAATTGATAGCATCTGTTAATGCTTGAACTAATGTATTTTGAACACGCTTGATTGTCTTAGCATATCTTGATGAAATAATACTTAATGATGTACCACCATCAAATCCTGCGGAGTCATCTGTAAATCCGAAATATTGTTTTGGAACTTTTAATGCCCCAAATAATTTATTCTTGAAATAATCAATATCATCGAGTCCAGAAACATTTACATCTCCACCAATCTGTTGAGTAGAAATACTACCAATTTGATTATGTGTTGGAACATAAATATTATTTTCAATTGGACCAGGATTTGTGTATTCGCTTAAACCTTCACCAACATTTAATGCTGATTTTTGTTCCATTAAGGATTTTATTCCTTGAAGATGTGGTCCAATCTGTTCTTTTGGCATATCACCAACTTCTACACCTACAACTCTTACGATGGATGATTTTGTTACTCTGTTTAATAACATTGAGTATTCAAGTAACATTAATTCACGCCAAATCTTATAAGCGCTGTAAAGTAATGATTGACCTCTTCTTACTGTATAACTTAAAGCATTCTTACCAGCTTCGTAATCATTATCATTTAAGAAAATATCTACTTGTTCTGGTGTTCTTGAACTATTATCTTCAAGTGCTGCATGTACAAATTCTGTGGCTTCAAATAAGTTTACATCCTTCTTCTTAAATGAATAGGAGTATCTATTATTATACTGAAGTGCATCGTTTGTTTTCTTTAAACTTACAGTAATTGGGGACTGAATATAAGCATAAGTTTTACCAAGCTTTGTAAGTTCGTAAACTTCAGCAGGGTTTGGAACAGATTCGATATAATGCACATATCTATCGTTTTGAGAAAATACTTTAACTATTACATCTTCATTTAATATGCTTGTTGAATTTGAGTCTTTATTTGTAAACTCCTCATCTAAATCATCTAAATGTTCAGCCTCTTCTCTTGAAATCTCTGCTGTATTTAATGGACCATCTGCTATATTCTGGCTCATTATTCTTGCTAAATCTTCATTGATTTTTTGGAATCTTTGATGCTTATCTTTACCTTCTTCAGTGTCATCATCAAATAATTTATCATTATATTCTGACTCTCTGTATAATCTAAGGTATAAGTCTCCATACTTAATTAATGAATACACCCAACCATAAACATTTTTATCAACATTCATAGTGTCCATTAAATAAGATACATATTTAGCAATACTATCATCGTCAGCAGTAGCCCAAACAATACGACCATCCATATTAGTTTCTGTAGCATCTTCTGCATAAGTTTCTAATACGGCTGCAATTGTTGAGTCCTCTGACATCGTATCTATTAAACTGTAAATCTGGTCTCTTGTCTGAGATATTTGAGTAAATGATTCTAACTTACCAACATCAAGAGAATTTTTTTGTGCTGCTGCTATTAATGTATCATAGAATTCTTTATCTACATCAATACCTAATTTAGGCTGTGGAGCAGGTTTTGG